TTATTCCTTTTCTTTCCAGTTCGGGTCAAAAATAGGTTCTTTGCCTAATATTATCCATTCTACCGATATGCCGTAATCCTCGTGTATGTAAACAATCCATTCGGGTTTCAATACGCTTCTTCCCGGATAGAATTTTACTTGGTTTACATTCCACCGGTTCAGGTTGTGCCTTCTTGTGAAAGTCTGTAGCCCTCTAATCCTTTTTTGTTCCTTTAGTATTGCTATCGCTTTAAAAAAACGATTGCTTATAGCTATTCCTTCGTCTGATATATTCATTTTATTCTTTATTTATACTTTGGCTCTTTATGTCGTTCATTGAAATATCCGACCCACTTACATGCGCACATCTGACAGCATTTTCCTGCTGGGCAAGAAATTTTTTATTATGGTCCTGCATAGACTCTATGGTTCTTTGCTGAGACAGTACGGTTTCTGTTAGCCTTGATATTTGCTCGAAAACCTCTCTGCTCATTGTTACACAGCTATTTGGTGTTTCCAGCCTTTGTTCCACAAGCTCATCCAATATTTGTTCTTTCAGCTTCTCCTTGTTGGTTATAGGAAGTCTTTTTTCCATAATTCCAGCTATAGCATCCCCTTTTATGAACATTGGTACATCTTCTCCGTCCAACCACCCTGGGGTTAGATGATACTTATTCTCTAACAAATATTTATTTTTATCTGTTAGTGATACGTTTCCTATTTCAATCTGAGAATAACTATTTTGCCTCATGTGTAATACTTCAGCAAGTTGTGCCTGGGTCATCCTTAGATATTTCCTTAGATACTTTAATCTGTTATCCATATAAAAATAAGTTAAATATATCTGTTTTATAGTGTTTATTTATCTATAATTGATATATTTGCAAAAGCATATAATATACAATACTACAAAGATAATGAAAGATAAACTAAAAACAAGTGAAATCTATGCGGAAGGTTCACAAATGACCCTAAAGGGCTATTACCAAAACCTTCCGGATTCAACTCATCCAAAAACAGAGTTCATTAATGAAATAGCAAAAAAAACCGGAGTTTCCTCTACTGCTGTAAGGAACTGGATTATGTACGGCATGAAGCCCAATAAACCGGAACATATTTCTGTGCTTTCAGAAATAACTGGAATATCTCCAGAGAATTTATGGTAAAGTGAAAAATAATGAGCCATGAAAGATTTAGAATTCTACATATTTGAAGACGAACTTTGGTGTATGTTCCCTGACGGAAGCAACAATCCGATTACAGACAAGGATACGATTCTTGTTAAAGACATCTTGGAGCGCATAAGGGAATGTTATCCTAAAGCTTATCAGGCATTAACGGAATGTTATAGAAAAAGTTCGGGAAATATCCCATATTTTCAGTTTCTGATGGTCAATAGATTCTGTAAATGCAATTTTGGGGAACTGGATAATACCAGTCGTGATATTGATAAAAAAGGAGGTTTTAATTTTGAGCGTGTAAGATGCCCAATGCGAGGTGAATGTAAGTATGAAGGTGTCATTTGCAATCCACAGTTCAATAGCCGTATATCGGATGCGGAAATGAGAGTTATGCATCTGGTTTATGATGGACTTGACAATGATGAGATTGCAGACAGATTATATCTCTCTCCTCATACTGTAAAAAATCATATCAAATCAGTTTATATCAAATTAAACATCCACGAGAAGTCAGAATTCATTCAATATGCTCACAAAAATAACCTTTTCAAAGATTAATAGGCATGATTAACGAGGATGTATTGAAGATTGTTCTTAACAACAAGACTTTCGGTCAGCGTGAAGCGGCTGATATAGTTGGTGGAAGAGGACGTTTGTTTCGTCTAGTTGGTTCCGGTGCAATACGTGCCGAAAAAAAACCGGCAGACCGTCAAAATGGTAGATGGTATTGCAATGCTTATGATGTGGTAAAACACGCTTCTTTAAAATAGTGATTGCCAAATAGTTATACTAAGTTAATGACAAGGAATTTGAAAGTATAACGTTTGGCCAAAAGTCAAAAATAAAGTAGTTTTACATCATAATAAAAAGATAATCAACTAGTTATGAAAAGAACACCTCTCTTGACAATATGGGTTTTATCATTTACCGTAGTAGTATTAAGTGCTAATCCTGATAGCATATGGTTTTGGATTGCATTCATCGTGTTTTCTTGGTCTTCGGTCTATTTGGAAAAGCACGGTAAAAGGCTGGAGGAAGAAAATGAATGATGTGTAAAATTTTAAGTAAAACATGTATAACTAAATGCACATAAGAGCAATGAAAACAAAAGAAGAAATGTTGGCTATGAGCCATGAGGAACTGGTAAGTTATGCCATCGAAGTTCAATTTAAAGCAGCCATGTATGATGGTGTGGAAAAGAAAAACTCCAGAATGAAAGAGCTGTTGGCTGCTGTAGGCATCGTTTATGAAACTTATAAAAGAGAACAAAATGTATGATGAACTTCATCAATTGGAAAAGGAACTTAAAAAAGTTGAGTCATGTGAACTTGAATATCTTCCTGAATATGGGTATTCTCCTAAAGAGGAGATTATCCAACTTATCAAGGAAGACATAATTGATGTCAAAATAGAAATCAACCATAAACTAAAATTGCATTCTTCCAAGATTTCATCTGGATATACCGACAAAAGCTTAGAAGAAGAAAGAACCAGCCTTTGCTTAGCACAGGGGTTGTCGAGATATTGTTAAACCTTTAAATATTAAGAGTAATGGAAGAAAATAAGTTAACAAAGCAGGAAAATGATGCATTGGCAATATTTGGTAAAGGCAAGACTATTTATCAAGTTGCTGGTAGTGATGTGGCATTATCATTTGATATTGTGCGCAATTACCTAACAAAAGGTAACGGTCAGGTCTCTGACCAAGATATTGTACAGTTTATCAGTATTTGTAAATTCAACCAGCTTAACCCGTTCTTGAATGAAGCATTTCTTGTAAAATTTGAACAACAGCCGGCCCAAATGATTGTCAGTAAAGAAGCGTTTTTCAAGCGTGCTGATGCGAGTGAGCAATATGAAGGTTTCAAAGCCGGTATTATTATAGTTAGAGACAATCAAATTGTAGAAGTGGAAGGATGCTTCTATAATGAAAAAACAGATGTTCTTGTTGGTGGGTGGTGTGAAGTTTACCGTTCTGACCGTAAATTCCCTATTGTAGCGAAAGTAAATCTTTCCGAATACGATAAAAAGCAGTCTATATGGAATGAAAAAAAATCTACTATGATTTCTAAGATTGCCAAGGTTCAAGCATTACGGGAAGCTTTTCCAGCCCAACTAGGTGCAATGTACACACAAGAAGAGCAAGAAGTTAAGTTTACTGAATATGAGGATGTCACAGACAAAGAATCTAAAGTCAACAAACTTGCCGAAATCGCAGCAAAAGCCGCTGGTGTGGAAGAACAGTCAAAAGCGGAGCATTCTATAAATCAGTCTCAAAATGACACGAATAATAAATCGGCTCAAAAAACATTGTTATGATAGAAAATGCGGAACAAAAGTCGCTTGACTGGTTTAGATGTCGTCTCGGGAACATTACAGGTAGCAATGCTGGATTGCTTATGAAAAGTGGAAGAAGCGACATGTTCAGCGATACTGCCAAGAATTACATTTTCCAAGTTGCAGCAGAACGGGCAATGAATCCTGAAATAGTAAACGATGATATTGCGTTTGCTGAATATTTGTCTGCTGTCAACGTAGAAAGCAAAGCTATGAAATTCGGGACAGAGCAGGAAGCGAGTGCGCGTGATTTGTATTCAAGACTGACAGAAAGGCATATTGTGGAAGTGGGGTCGTGCAAGCATCCCACTATTCCTAATTTCGCAAGTAGTCCGGACGGTTTCTTCTATGACGAAGAATCGGGAGAACGTGGATGTATTGAGATAAAATGTCCGTCCCAAAATACATTTATGAAATATAAAAGTGAAGTTTATGACAATGATTCTCTTCTCAAAGTCAAGTATGAATACTTTTATCAATGTATGGCTCACATGATGTGCTGTAATGCAAACTGGACTGATTTTGTGGTTTACAACCCATTCCAGCTAGAACCTATTCATATTGTTCGCATACTACCGGATGAAAAGGTTTTTGCTGAAATGGAAAATCGTATCAGAATAGCGGATGACATTATTAACCAAATAGCGGATATTGAATGATGGTAAGTCTATTGATAAAAGAAACACAACTTCATCGCATTATCCGCAAGACTGGCAGAAAACCATGCGAATGCAAATGCTCGTTATGTAAGATGCAATGCCATACTCCATGCCTCGGAACTCCGCAAGATATAGAGAACCTTATAGATGCTGGATATACCGATAAGTTAGCTCCGACCTTATGGGAAGCCGGCATGATGATTGGGGTTATTGATATTCCTATCCCTATGATTCAAGCCATAGCAGGTGACGAATATTGTGTGTTTTTCCATGATGGATTATGCGAACTTCACAGCAAAGGATTAAAACCTACTGAAGGACGTTTGTCGCATCATTCTACACGCATTGACAATTTCAAAGCATCTAAAAGTATAGCTTGGAATGTCGCTAAAGAATGGCTTTCCGAAGAAAATGCAGAAGTTATTGAACGTGTAGCTGATAAATATAGTAGAAACTTAAAGTGTGTAAAATGATGAAACCAGATATTATAATTAAACAATTAGATAACGGCTGTTTTGACGTGCACGTTGAAGATAAAAGTACAGACCAACTATCATTTGATGAAATGATTGGGCTTGTTGCACAATTGACTGTACCTAAGAATAAAAGATGCCTCCAATGGCTTAAAACTAAAGAACAGCATGAGTCTTTTAAGAATAGAAACTTAAAAACAATAGAGCGATGAATACAAGCTATAAAGAAAACACCCCTGACAACTTTTGGCAAATCAGATGGCTTGACAGGTATATGGAAGGTCACAACGGGTTCATTGCAGGCGGGTGTTTTAAAAACATCCTTTCCGGTGAACGTGTAAAAGATATAGATGTATTCTTTGAAAGCAACGATGACTTCCAAGATGCAGTAGATTTATTCAATAGCGACGGCTATGTGAAAGATGGTTGGAAATTCAAATATCGAAATGAAAAGGTTTGCGCCTTTCAGAAAGATGGTGAAAAGGTTTGGGTTGAGTTTATCGAATCCGAATTTGGCACACCAGAGGAAATACTTAGAAGTTTTGATTTTACCGTTGCAAAAATGGCTTATTTCAAGAAGCCACAATATAACGATAATAACGACGATGATGATATTCCTTTTTTATCCAAAGAAATAGTCGGTTATGAATATCGCCTGCTCCACCACGAAAATTTCTTCGAGCATCTTCACATGAAAAGGCTGGTTATTGATGAAAATATTCCTTTCCCAATTAGCACATGGGAGCGTACATATCGGTATAAAGGATATGGTTACAACATGTGCCGGGAAACCAAGAAAAAGCTTTTAGAAGCTATTCAGAAAACGAATTTAGACTCTGCCGATTTGTCTATGTACAATAATGGTGGATGGGACTAATAAAAATATGGAACAATGGACACACAGATAGCAATCCAGGAAAGCGATCTTGAACTGGTCGTCAGTGAAAAGACGTTAGGTAGTCTTACTACCAACGCAATTCAAATCAGGGATATGGTAATGGCAGCTTTGCCAAAGTATGACATATCCAACTACACCGATGAGAATATAGACCAGGCAAAGAAAGATAAAGCCTCTCTTAACAAAGCAGCGAAAGCCCTTAACTCCAAACGTCTTGAAATCGAAAAGGAGTTTATGAAACCTTTTGGAGAATTCAAGGAGGTAGTAAATGAAACGATAAAGCTCATAGGTGAATGCTCTGCCAAAATTGACACGGTAGTCAAGCAGAACGAGCAACAGTACAAAGACAAGAAGAAAGCCACTATCAAGACCTATTTTGATGGCATGAACACTAATCTCGTGGACTTTAACAAGGTGTTCAAACTGGAATGGCTAAACAAGACTGCGAGCATGAAGTCTGTTTGTTCGGATATTGATGCCATATTTGATATGGTTGAAAACGAGCTATCTACGCTGAAAAGTTTTGGCGAAGATTATGATGTTCTCCGTACTTATTACATGGATACACTCAACATCACTTCTACGATTCAATATGCAAACCGTCTGAAAGAACAGCGTGAACGAGCTAAGGCAGCAGAAGAAGCTAAGATTAAATTGGAACAAGAAAAGCAACAAGCGGAAGAAGCTCGTAAAGCTGCTGAAGCAGAACAGGCCAAATCACGTCCGGTCAGTCCGTTTGCAATAGCAAATCAAAAAGTTGACGAACAAATACCTTTTAGTCAATCCAGAACACAACAGCCTGCATTATTAACGAGAGCGTTCAAGGTCACTACTACCCGTGAAAACATCATTGCTTTAGGTGATTTTATGAATGAGAGAGGTATTGACTTTAATAAAATCGAAATCCATGAATGACCATGGACCTATGCAAGTCAGACATACAGAACCTTGTTCGCCTCCTTGACAATAGCGCCGAGTTAATTGACAAGCATTGCCAAAAGCCTTGCGAGCAGGACAAGGCCCGGCAGTGCCGAAAAATGAGTAAGAAACTTAAAAAGAAAATAGGAAATGAACATTAACATCAAAAATTTACACCTTCAT